TAGCTGGGTAATAATTGCTTGCTGCTCCTGTATTGCTTTAAGTAGCATAAACGGGAGAACGCTGGCTTTAAGCTGCTTATAGATGGTGGAGTCTTCGTTTGATACTGGAGATATATCGTCCTGCACTAACCCCGGAAACACCTGCGCAACTTCTTGGGCAATCAAGCCAATTTCTTTTGGGGTCCCTTCGGCGTCATTTTTCCAGTTGTACTTAACTACACGCAATCTACATAAATCTTCGATATACCCATTACGGGTGGATTCAATGTTTTTCTTTAGCCGTGCGTCAGATGAAAATGTCGTTGTACCATTCCCCCACAAATACCAAGTTCCTACACCGTTGGTATTGGCAAAGAAATGGTACGTACTTGTGTTATTTCCGTTGGCCTGTATATAGGATTTAATAGTTCCATAGCCGCTGGTATTGGTAGTATTTCGGAATGTTGCTACGGTCAAATCAGCGCTGGATACTAAAAACTTTTCCGTACTGTACGCCGCAGTAGCCCCAATGAAAAAGCCACCCGTGGCGTCTTTATAAACCTGCCCAGACCCGATATTCATGATACCCGAGGAGTTGCTTAACGCCGTAGCAGTTACCGCAGGTATAGTAAATGTGTACGCGCTCGCGGTGTTTTCTGGGTTAATATCAATACTACCAGCGCTCGCCGTTGCTAATTTAAGTCCCATAATATATCCTTAAAATATTTTTAGTTATGGCGCAAGCACTACCCAAGTACTGCCGCTTGTTATGGTGACGGTTACGCCAGACGCCACCGTGATTGGGCCCGCACTAAAGCCGTTATTGCCCGAAGTAATGGTGTAGTTTGCAGAAACAGTATTTGCGTTTACGGTAATTCCGTTAGACGATACTAGCGCCGTAGACTGCAGTTCCCCCGTAGAGGGCTTGTACAGTAGTTTTGTGTTCCCAGTATACGCAGTGGATAAATTCCCAGAGGTAGCCGCGGAAAACAATGGGTATACATTGGTCGCTGTAGTAGTGTCGTTGGTTATAGTAGCGCCCGAAGCTGCCCAACTTGCATTGGTTCCATCGGTAGTTAAAAACTTGCCTGAATTAGTAGCTTGGGACGGTGCTAGCGCATTAAACGCTGTGGTAGCTGTGGTTTGCCCAGTGCCGCCACTTACAATAGGTAACACCGCGCTATTTGTAGCTGTAAGCGTAGTCCCGTCGGAGTACACAGACCTGCCTGCTGGGTAGGTCACAAATACATCTTTAACCCCTGCTGACAAGTTAACTGCGCTACCTGAGTTGCTCGAGGACAGAATCGTAGTACGGGACAGGGTAGTCCCAGAGGCCGTGTACGTACCAATACCCACTTCCCACTCTGACCCGCCGGTGGATGAAATTGTGTAATACGTAGAGTTCCCGTTACCCACTGCGGCAAAAGACTGGAACCCGCTAACCGCGCCCAATAAAGTAAGCGTACCGGTGCCGGTAGTTGTAGTGGTTTCCTTTACACGATCTGCTAGTACTAGTGCCATTTTTTATCCTTGCGTATTGATTACTTCCCAGTTGGTGGATTGCGAATCATTGACTACGCTCCATGCGGGGGTTTGCGCGGTAGCTACATTTTGCCAGCTTACCGTCTGGCTGTCATTAATAAGTTCCCACAGCAGTCGAATCCGGAAGGACTCAGACCCAGTAGCAGCCTCTTGTATCGCTGCGAAGAATATGCCTATAACGTCGGCAGTATCAAGCCCCGCAAGTGCTTCCTCCACGGTAGCATTAAAGATTCCTATCGAACTTGCTACGTCTGAACCAGTTGCGGATTCATTTACCGACCCGCGTTGCGCTATAGACCCATCCGCGTAGTTAACATCCGTACCGGTGGCAGACGCTGCGGCGTCGCGGGAATATTGGAACCCTGAACTCGCGAAGTCCGTACCCGTTGCAGTTTCTGTTATCGATGTAAAGAACGCCTGCCATGCTGCATCAGCATCAGATACAGTGCTCGTCTCAGTAACTGTTGACGCAAAACCTTGTGCGGCTGAAGCAGAATCTACAAAGACACCAAACTCCGCTACGGAAGGTGTAAATGTGCTCCCTGCTACTCTATTGCTTTCAGTTACGGTAGCCCCTTCAGACAGCACGGGGTTATAGATACTTCCGCCTGCGCTGCTGCTATCCGTTACTGTGGCACTCTCGGCCGCTGCAGAGTTAAATGCGGCATTCGCGCTAGTGCTGTTGGTTATCGTAGCAGTCTCTGCTATGTCTGAAGCTATAGGTCTTTGTGTTGAAACTGTTTCTGCTGCCGCTACAGTTTCCGTTATAGCCGTAGCAAATGTTTGTGCGGCCTGCGCAGCGTCTGTTACGGTACTTGACTCAGTAACACTTGCGGGTGCTATTAAAGACGCGCTTGTCGCATCAGTGGCGGTATTCGCCTCGGCAATATTACTGAGGAATGTGAGTATTGTGCTTACAGCATCGCTAGTGGTCGCCGCTTCTGCGATCTGGCTAAAGTAAGTCTGCAACGCATCTATGACATCCGACCCAGTAGCTGTCTCAACTACATACGTCATGTAGGGTACTGTTGCGTCAGCAGTTTCAGTACCTGTAGCAGCCTCATCGATACCACATACAAAAACTTGTATTGCGACTAATGTATCTAGCCCCGTAGCGGCTTCCGCGATGTCGGATAGCAGCACTGCCAGCGCACCCATGGAGTCCACGCCGGTCGCATTTTCTACAATCTTTGGAAAAAATGTACCAGATGTAGTTATCGCATCTGTACCAGTACTGGACTCCGCAGCGTTAGTATTAAATACTTGGCCCGCTGCAACTACATCAGTTGCCCCTGCCGTTTCGGCTACGTTGGAGTTATATACCGCGCCCGCATCTGCAAGCGCAGAAAAGGGAGCTTGCGCAAAGGCAGTAAAGCCAAACATGCGTCAAGCCCCCCGGGGGTTATACAGCGGCTAGCTGAGCTTCGTCAAACCAGCGCTGCTGGGATTCACCATCAGCCGTCCACTCTACTAAGTACTGTACGTTACCATCTTCATCCATACGCATAGCGATTACAGGACCTTTAGGTAACACTGATTTTAGTTGGACGGTATCGCCTTTTTTAAACTGTGCCATATTAAATCCTTAGCCAGCTAAGCTGAATGTGTATGTGACATTGAGAGTATCACCAGAGGCCACTGAGCGGTCTCCGGGGGAGGTAAAGTCAGATGCAGAAAATAAAGTACCTGTAGTACCAGATTTAGTGCTGTTATTTACTAAAAACGCCCCGCCAACAGTAGCAGTAGCATTGATGGTATAAGACGCAGGAGATGCAGAGTTTGTCTGAACTGATGGGTTAGCTGTAGTAGCGGTACCAAAAGTAGCCGCAGGGCGTGTAGCGTTGCTGTATGGAACAATTTCAGTCCAGCCAGCATGTGAGGCCATTGTGTCGCTAGCAGCAGGGTTGTTTGATGCGGCTGCACCATACAAGCCAATATACCAAGCAGCGGTATACGCAGAGCCTTTGAAGTACTGGGCGTTCATGTCTTGCAGACCGACGTTAACTACTAGATTAGGGCAGCGAGCTTCCCATTTTAGGTTTCCATCAGCATCAAGGCATTGCATGGTATAAAAACCCTTTGCAGTTGCCGAGTCACCGGTACTGTTAGCTTGCGCTAACGCACTTGCTACTGCGTCTACGCCTTGGGCGATTTCATTGGACATATTAAACTCCTAGATTGAACTACGAATTAACGCAGTGGTTGGGGTAGTAGCGGGCATTGTAATGGTAAACGTACCGGTAGATGTTTTATCAGACCCAAAATCTAGCACCGCAACGGCTTTATTACCCTTGCTGGCATTGTAGATTAAGGCACATCTAGATGTCAACGAGGCTGCCCACGATACATTGGCCCAATTGACATACGCTGTGTACCCTGAAGAGCCGAGTGTTGCCCCGGTCATAACTTCGCCACCTGCGGTATATCCAGATGCTACAACCTCGTTGGAGGTGCTATATACCGTGGTATCTGCATCAAGGTTAGCGCTTGCGGTGTAAAGGGCGATCTTAATCGTGTCGGTCAGCAGGTTATGTACCCCTTGGTACAGTTCTGCTTTAAACGAAGTGGTCTGTGTTTGGACGATCATCGGACAGGTACTCGGTAAGTTCCGCTGCGGTAGCTATCCTGCTTCTCAAGGCCATCGCCCAGACGTTTAGCAAGTGCAAGCGCTTCTTGGTAGCGGCCAGTGTAAAGCGCCACCATATCAGCCTCACCCTTCATGTAGGTATATGCTTCTACCAACGCGCCATAAAGCAGCACGGTGTCAAAGTTATCACCCAACCATGTGGTTGTTGCAGTGGTGATGGAGTCTGGGTAGTAGTAATAGTGAAGCTCTACGTAGTACGCATCGTCAGGTGTTGGGCCTAGGATGAACGATAACTCGTTTGTGGGTACTGGAGGATTACCCGCAGTTGTAGTAGGGCCGAATAGCGCGTAGTACCTAGGAAGAGCTTTATCCGCTGGACTTGGATATGCCTCGCGGATGAAGTTGACATCTTTGTTCAGTAAGAACGTGTAATTCTCAGCGGCGGTGCCGTAGCCTTCGATGACTGCAATAGAGTACGGTGCTAAAAAATCTTCAGGGCACGATAGGTATTTGTTTCCGTTTACTAAAAGCCCGATTACATTTTTACGCAGTGATGGAAACTGAACGGTATTGTATATACGCTGCTCTGCCTGCATGATGAACGTATTCATGTCCGCAGTTGGGAAAGTATTCTCCGTGTAATCGGAGATTGCAGTAACGAGAGCAGCGTAGTTCATACCAACACCTTAGTTTTAGACAAGGAAAGCTTCGCCTTAGACTCCGCTGTCCAAACACGCGCTTTGTTTGCGGCTGCGATTTTAGCTTTTGCTTCTTCCGACATCTTTCGTCCTGTGTTGTACGCAACTAGCTTTGCTTTTGATTCTTCGCTCCACACGCGGGATTTGTTTGCGGATGCTGTACGTTCACTGCACAACTCTGATTTTTCCCTTGCGCGTAGTTTATTTTTTGTAGCTTCCGACATTGTACGGTTACGATTTGCGTTTGCAATCTTTTCCCGTGTGGTCGCTGCCATTGTTTTACCAAGGTTTTTGGCTGCTAGTTTGGCTTTAACCTCTGCGGTATGTGACTTACCGAAAAAAGGATTATTTTCTCCAGCACCTGTACCAAACCCGCCCGGTGTAATGTTGTACCCGCTATCCCGTGTATCACCCAACGCAATTAATAACTCTTCGACTTCATTGGCATCTGCTTTATCAACACACCAACACAACACAGAAAAACTAAAGCTATTTCGCCCGTACTTTTCAATTGCATAGCGGAGTTTTACGCAACCGTTATTTTTCCAAAAATGTCGTTTGGCGCGGTAAGCCGGGTTTACCGACTGCCCGATGTACATCCTGCCATTTAAGGCATTAACAATTTTGTAAATGGCAACGGGAGTGTTCATGCTCATGCTTAGGCTAAGGGGCCTCTGGCGTATAAACCCTTGATAGCCGCTCCCGTACCACGAATTTTAATGCCATCAGTTTTGACAGGCTCGTTTCCAGCAGACTTGCTGATGTTGCCGATACTCATGTCAACAGAATCCGCCTTGCTGCGGTTAGGTTCTTTGCCGGGGTTTCCGGAGATAGCTACAGCTTTACCAGACATAGTGTGTGGTTTAGCGTACAGACTGGCAGGGCCAACTTCCTTGCCCATTAATTTCATGCTTTGTGTGGCCATGATTAACCTCGCTTTTGGTTAGCTACTTTAGCAAGGCCACGGCCCAGCTTCATCATTTCTTCGTTGGTCTTGCCGCCCTTGCTACCTTTGCCACCATTTTGGATGCCAACGGAAGGACCGCTATCGCCAAGATTTTTGCCTTTGGTTTTGCCTTTTGAAGCAACGCCGTCCGCAGATTTTGTAAATGCCATGATTAACTCCTATGAAACCGATACTGTACCAACACTTGCGACTGCAACCAAATTATTTGGCGTCAACGCTACATCAAAAAACGAAGCCCCACCTACCGGATACCACCCCCACTGGATATCCCGCGAGCCACCGGACAAATTGCCTTCTGAATTTACTCCAGATACCACGTATGTTGTATCCCTACGTGGGTTGCGCAATGCCTGTGGGTCATCTACCGGGAACGTACCAAGCATCAATTGTGGTTGGTCTGGGTCCCAACATTCAGGGCATACCAATAATTCATACTTTCGCTGCTTGATTATCTCAGTCTTTAACTTCTTCAGCAAGAACTGTTGACCACAGCGATCACACTCGGCAATCGCCTTTTTGCCGGATGCGAATTGATTACCCATTATGTGCTACCAATAAACATCTGGCGTGGCACGAATCGTATTGGAGCGGTCTCCCGATCTTCATCAGCAGCAAGCTGCCATGCCTCGTCGTATTGGGCCTTCAGGATGGGCAGACGGTCTGCGCCATTGGGTATCTTCATGGCTAACTGGTACGCCAAGCCGGCCACCATAGCTGGCAAGAAACGGAATGGCACATCCATGGTATTTACACCACCGCCGACGTCATCAATGCGGCGCATACGCCAGTAAACAAACTGGTATGTAACGCTGTTATCCGGCACTGGCCAGACGGTCACTGATGGGAGGTTTTGTGGGTATACGGGTGCTGCTGCGGTATGGGCTGCAGCCGTAGTGTTTGCCTGCCCGCGTGAGCAGTACAAAAGCTGATTCCCTGAGACTGACCCGTAATTGATGGTTTCCGCCCCAATAAGGACGAAACCTGCTGTGCCTAGGCCAACTGTTGACGTAAGGGTTATCGTCGTGTCTGTGGCCGTTATGGTGCTTGCAAGGGTGGTTCCTATTGCAGAGCGCTCACCGTCAAGCCGTTGGAACCATACTTGGATGGGCCGGGCTTGGGAGAGTTTGTTTGGGATCGTAGCGTATGTTGATACGCTGATACGCGAAATAGTAAGGTCAGCCTGTGTCGATACGTTGCCTGCGCCCGTGCGGATGACGTGCTCCAAGAGGTCTACGGTGTCCACTGGGAGTGCGTATGTGGCTTGGCCGGGCACCAAATTAATGGTCCCTTGCTCAAATGTCCACATGTTGATACCGCGATTTGCCCACTCAGCAAACATCAAGTTCAGCGAGCGCCGCGCGGTACGCAGGTCATAGCCCGAACGCAACTCGGAACCCGCACGTTCAAACGCCTCCTCAACAATTTCTGTAAGGTCTAGGTTAAACGAGGAGGTGCCGGAGGTTGCCATTATTTCATGCCTTTAAAGGTCTGGGCTAGGCGAGCACGTTGACCCATTTTACCGGGCTTTTTCGCTGCAGCGGCTAATTTTTTAGCAGGGATAGTCTGGCCTTCTTTAACTCCAAGAGCGGCACGCAATGCACCGGGCTTCTTAATCGCGCCAGCAATCCAGTTGACCTTGCCGCCTTCGGCGTATTGTGTGAAGTCGGTGTCATCCCGGCGGGCCTTCTTCACACCTTTAGGCATCTTGGAGGGGTTTACGGCCCCCATGCCGCGACTGGAAATCACTTCTTGCCCTTAGTCATACCACCGCTGCACATAGCGATCATCTTACCCTTGGTCTTGCCACGGGTCTCGATACCGCCGCCACGGATGGACCCGCCCTTGGCCTTTTTTACGACTGGTTCGTCCACTGGAGTGTAGTCAGGGTACATCTTGGCCTTTGACTGCTTTGGCTTGGCTACAGGTTCGTCCACTGGGACGTCTTTGGGGTATTTAACATCAGCCATGATTAGCACATCTTTCCACGAGTTTTGCCTTTGGTGGCGATACCGTCTGCACGGCGGGAAGCGGACGAAACTGATCCGCCGGCTTTCATACCGCGGGCCTCACGACGCATTTCAGCAGCGTCTTGGTCCTGTTTATCCACCATAGCCTGCCCGCTCTCGCGGTACTTGCTTGATCCACGGCTGTTGCCAGACTCGCCGGCACGGAGGAATTTAGGAACAGCATCGGAATCGCGCTGAGCCATAGCCATGTCGGTACCGGATTCGCTCATCTGTTTGCCCAAGGCATCGCGGTCAGACATGTCTTGCTCCGCGGGCCGTCCACGGCTATTACGAGCTTCAGCGTCGGCCGTAATTGGGCCTTCACTTTTAACGGACATTGGCCCGCCCCTGCGGGTAAGTCCCCGCTCATTGTTGAGGTAGTCGCGTAAATTTGTAAAACCAGAATCCGCGAGTTGTTTCGCGCTGACGATTGGAGCTTTAGCCATTAGCACTTCCCACCTTTCTTCATTACGACCTGCTTAGCCTTGGTTAAACCCTTACTAGCAATACCGTTGGCAGACTTAGTAAACCCGCCTTTGGCCAGCGCCAAGGTTGTGCCTTTGCCGCCTTTATGCTCTTGGGCATCGTGTTGCTTGAAAGCCTTTTTAATCATGGCTTTGTCTTGCGCTGTATCGGTCATACCGCCTTCAGCCATCTTCTTGACGCCCTTCATCTGCATGCGGTCAAAGAACTCCTCTTTCTTGGAACCCTCTTTGCCTTTGCCTTTAACTTCCATATCTTTGCCAGATTTTTCAAATTTAGCAAACGGATTTACACCTTTTGTAGCCATAGTATCACCACCTTTTGAGAATTTCTTGCCTTTGTCGGCGTTACTGAAGTCTTTCCCAACAGATTGTGGGACTCCTACTTTCTTAGCAAACGAGGGCGAGTGCGCTATCGCAGCCATGAAATTGTGTTGTTTTTTAGAGCTACTCGGCATTATTTAGCTCCGGGTATTGCATGGATAATCTGTGCGATTGTTGCGCCAATTAAGCCGCCTGCACCGCCAAACATCATAAGCACTTTCCAGCCGCCCTTAGCTTCTGCAAGTGTAGTGTTGATGCTGGCAAGCATGGTTTTGATCTCAGCCATGTCTTTAGCCATCTTGTCCATGTCATTTTGGAGATGGGCAATGTCAGCCGCGTGTGTGGCTAGTTCTCGTGCAGTTGAAACAGTGTCGTTCATATCAGCACATCTTTCCACGGGTCTTACCGCGTTGAGCAATGCCGTCTGCACGTTTGGAAGCACCAGACACTTTGCCGCCTTTTCTCATGCCGGTAATGTCCCGTAGTTTGCCACGTAAGCTACTGTCTTCTACACCGCGAGTTTCGCGTTTGTAT